AAGTTTTCGGGTAAGGGGTAGCTGTCTGAGGTTGTTGTGGTGATTGATCGGGTCGCTTCCTGTGGAGGGTATCCGAGTTCCGTTTCCAGAACCTTTTGTCCCATGTTTATGTTTTGTTTTCCAATGACAAGAGTCGCAGCGGAGGTATCCTTCGCTACGTTTTGGAAGTGTGTGTATTGATCTTGAAAACTCCACATAATACAAAAAATCCCACATCGCTCTTGCTTTGTGGGTTCTTATTGACCTCTGCTTCAAGTTTAGCACTAATTGTTTAGTTTTTCATCATCTGCTTTAGCCTCATGGGACTGGGGTAGGGGGATAAGTCCTAAGTCTGCCATTTGCTGTGCATTCTGCTTGTCTACCCACGTTAGTTGTGCTCCTATAGTTTGTGGTGATCTTACTAGAATGGGGCATATGTCGCAGTCGTACTCATCAAGGATTTCTTTACACATTTCTTGAGCCGTCTTACGTCTTATTTCAAATGGGAGCATTTTGTTATCATCGTTCATTTCTGTGCATTTCTAATTAAAGAACTCATTGTCTGGTTGTGCAACTGTTGATAGTTTTGAGGTGCTCCTTTTCCGCCTTGTGCTCCGCCGGGAGTATTTCCGCCTATTTGTCCGGCTGCCTCTCGTTGGCTTCTTCCTCTCTCTGCTTTTACTGCTTTTACGTCTAATGCTCCACCTTGATCACTTGGTAATATTTTATAAAGCTCGTATGCTTTGGTGAAACTTGGCTGTCCGTATTTTACTCCTATATCATAAACGGACTTGAGGACTTTTTTCCCCTCGTCGGTGTCTCGTGCTGGGAGGTTGTTTGCCTTTATAAGTCCGTCCCATTCGTTCTCGAAGGCTTTTCTGTTTGTTTCTTGTGCTGTGGTTTCGTCGGCTCTTTTTTTATCAGCGGTTGCGAGTGCTTCTTGTACTGCTATCTGGATTCCTTCTCTCCATGTTTTTGGTTTCCAGTTGTCATCAAGCCATACTTTTTCCTCCGGGGTTTTCGCTGCGTCTATAGCTGCTTGTTTTTGTCTATCTTGTTCCTCGGCGAATGCTTTCTGTACAAACTGCTTGGCTTCGTCCTCATTGTTAAATGAAAATGTAGGAGGACTTTCTGGATCTGGCACGACAGGGTCTGGAGTGACAGAACCGGGGGTTACTGGATCTGGGGTTGCAGGGTTTAGAAACGATGCATAGGCATCCTTGTCCTCATCGTCTAACTTGTCGACGTTGGTTCGGAGATAGTCTTTTTCGTCGTCATTAAGTTCGTCTGCTGTTTTGAGTTTTAGTTGATCTAAGTCCATAGTTATGCTGCATATCCGAGTGTTTCTTTAAGTGCTGGGATATCTTGACCGTCGAGTGCTTCTTTGGTTTTTGCGTCATCGAGTGCCATGCCGAGAGTGTTTGTTGCGTAAGCGTAGAGATCTTCTCGTGTCGGTTCTGCGACGACGCCGTTGGTCGTTGGGACTACTGCTTGTGCGAGTGCTGGGTCTACTCCGGCTGGTACTTCACTTGGTGCTGCTTGTGGTGCTTGATCGAGTACTTCTTCGTCAATTTCTGGGAGTACCATCGAGTTTCCTGCCGGAGCGGAGATGCCTAGATCTGATGCGACGGTACTTTGCATGATTGATGGGATAGGTGCGACGTCTTGTGCTGGTGCTAGTTGCTCACTTGGTGTTACCGAGGCTGGTGCTACATTTACTTCAATAGTTGGGTGTGGCGTTTCTCCGGCTGCAACTGGGACTGTTATTGGTGCTTCATTCACTGGTTGTAATGGGGATGGTGTCATGTCGGGTGCTGCTGTCACCTGTGGTACTGCAAAGTTTGGATTTGTTGTTGGTGCGTCTTCTGCCTTTCTCTTTTCTAGGATTCTGTCTAGGTCTGATTTTCTGTTAAGTTCCGAGAGGTCGTTGCGGAGTTTGCCATCTGGGGTTGCTGCTTCTGGCATTGCGTATACTTCTTCGTCAATGACGATTTTGGTCAACCAGTTATTTCGGGCTTCTACGTTGTTGGTTGCGAGATTAAGTTTGTTTAGGACTTGATCTGTTAAATGTTTTACTGTGAGTCTTGCCAAGAAGCGAGGCATTCTGCGAGCTTTGCCGGGTTCTATAAATCCGTAGGATTTGTTGTCGTATCTTATTTCGAAGGCTTCGTTGTCGGGGTTGAAAACGGTAATAATATCTAGTGTGTTATCCATTTTTTGGGTTCTGTCTTTGACCTCTGTAATAAGTGTATAGAACTGGTTGATGTCATGTCAATAGTCAAGTTATCCGACACCGAGCAGGCTGAGTCGTCCTCCTCCTGTCCCGGAGGCGGACTGTTGTTCTAATAGAATTTTAGAGGTATTATCCTCTTGTAAAACATAGCTTCCATCTTCTTGTAAGAGTTTATCCATATCAAATCTCCTGTCTATAAATTCGTTTGTTTAGTTTTAATTTATTGCTCTGTGGCAATTTTCCGATCATCAGGCTGCAATCAATCCTAAGCTGACTAGAGCTGCGTGAATACCGGCTGCGGTAACGGCTACTCCTGTTTGTTTGGCTATGGCTGTCGCACCGTGAAATCCCAATTTACCTGATGCGTTACTCATAACCACGATTGAGTCATTTGAGGCATCAATAAATACCGCATCATACACATCAGTCTTAACAGTAAAATCATGGGTAGTCGCACTATTTGCATTAAATATCACATTGCCATCAGGATTCATTTGATAGACAACCGCTCCCGTTGCACGATCTTTGAACTCCCAATTACCCTTTGCTGATACGAAATCATATTCACCACCAAATGCTAGGTATTGTTTCTGCGTCCCTGTAAAATCAGCACCCGTATATCCTGAAAAGTACATATCTTTCGCAGCAAAATCAAAATCCAAGTCGCCACCACTTGTTCTGAAGCGATAGCCTTTTGCGGCTACTGTATCTTCAATCATGAAGTTGCCGACAACGTGAAGATTTTGATCTGGTGTGCTCGTGCCGATACCCACATTTCCGACAATGTGTATTGCCCCTGCCGTTGTTCCTGCTAGTGTCGCTGTAGCATTTAAGAATATTTTATCTACATACCCATTAGCCCAATACTTACTACTACTTCCTAAATCATCTGTACTGTCTGTGTCGGAGATTAATGAGGTAGGCAGTGAACTTAAGAAAGATGAAACAGTTATTTTTTTAGTAGCGGGGGTAGTTATATCAACAATAGGGAATAAATCCGTATTGATTGGAGTTGTATACGCTGTTAATGATGAAATTTTTGTATCTGCCATATTAATATTATATCACGATGCTGCTCCGAACTGAAACTCTACGGTTTCAATGAGGTTTACTCGTGCCATAGGTTACTTATAGAAGACGTTGACGATCACTTCGTTTACTCCCGGTGCTCCTGTATCGGTGTCTGCTACTCCTGTTGTTGCTGCGATGCTTATTGCTGTTGAGAAGCCGATCCCTTTGTTACTGAGTACATTGGCTGCTATACCACCTGATGATTGTGCCGGGATTGGTATGGTCATTATTGGTGTTGTTGTTCCAACGGTTACGTTTGCTGCAGTTGCGTTATAAAACTTTATGTATCTGATGGTTATTGCTGCGTTAAAAAAGTACCATCCTCCCACCTTTCCGGCTGTTCCTTTTATCTCCTCCTCCGATTCGTCAAGGTCGAGACTTCTGTGAATCAGCCATTCTTCTTCGAGTTGGGTTTCAATATCATTTAGTGAGGTGTCAATCGTTCCGAGTAGTGTTTCGACGCCATCTAGATGACCTATTATTGTGGTTGTGTCAGTGTCGATATTTGCGAGTGATCCTTCAACTCCATCGAGGTGTCCGATAATCGTATCTTGTTTTGCCTCCGTTGCTCCGCCTGTTATGGTTACGTTGGCATCAACAAGGACTCGGCCTGTTATTGCATCAACTAAGATAGGGGCGACGTCTGCCGTTGTCCCTTGCACTTTCGCTGCCATGACAACACGGTAGTTTGGGTCAAATGGTACGGCTGTACTAGCCATCTATTTTACCTCCTCTGTCCATAGTTTCACGATAGGCTCTGCGAATCGTAGCCGCATAGTCATCCAGCTGTAGCTTTTCAATAGCAAGATTTTTACTTGTTTCATTGTTTTTCTCTTCTAGTGCTTTTGTTTCTGCCATTTTTATGTTCGCTTCACGCAGTTTTATTTCTGCGTCGGCGACTGTTTTTGCTGCCGTGTCTTCTTGGATCTTTATGGTTATCCTGACTCCACGCAGCTTTGCTTGGTTCGTTTCTACCTCACTTATTAAAGTATCACGCTTTTCTTCTAACTGTGCAACGGTCTTTTTCACTATTTCCTGTTTTAAGGTCAATTGGTACTCTCTTTTCTTGAGTAGATTTTCCTCTACCTCATTCTCTACTCGCTGTTGTTCGACTGCGATATTTAGTTCATTTAGTTCCTGCTCCCTTTTCTCCAGCTCCTCTGCCTTGACGTCCGCCTTCATTACTTTGTCTTTCCACTCACGCTGTAATATTTGAGCTGTTAAGTAAATAGATGTTACTGCGTTCTTCGCTTTCTCTACCTCATTTTCTCCGTATTCATTTATCGACCTTATAATCCCGTCGTATTTTTCCCCGGCTACCTTTACGTCTGCCTCAAGCTGGACTTTCTCCACCTTCAGAACTTCGACGGCTTTTGTTAGGACTGCCTTCTGAGCGTTGTATTCTTTGAACTCGATCTCTCTGGCTATTTGGAGATGCTGTAGTTCGGCACTAACCTTCTCCTTCTCCTTCTCTGCGAGGAATGATTCACCTTGTATTGAGGCTGTTTGCTGTTGCTGTTGGGTCAGTGTTACTGCATCCATACATAGGTCTTTATGCTGCTACCACGTTAGCGTTTTGGGTTAACGGATAATAGCAAAGCACGAACTTTATTACTCCTGATGTGATGGCTGCTGTTGCGACGGTTGCAAAAATGCTTTGGGATAATACCCACTCTTTTATGTTTACTGATTCAACTATTCCAATGTCGGGAGTTGTTCCTCTCCATATTTCTCCTGCGTCTATGTCGGTTGCGGTTGTTTGAGCTATTATTCCGGCGGTGTTACCTGTTGCTCCTACTGCGAGGGTTGCTGTTGCTCCGGCTAACTCGGTTGTGCATTGTGCTATTAAACGTCCGAGGATCATTCCTGTTACGGTAAAAAGTGCCACTGTTCCTGTTGCTCCTTGTCCGGCGACGTCTGCAAAGGTTACCGTCTTTTCCACGGCCAATGCCCAGTCTGGATCTGGGATTGCGATTCCGTTTCCATCTCTTGGTATTGTTGCTGGTATATTCATATTAGGTAAAAAAAAAGACTCCATACGGAGTCCTGTGTTAAGCCTTAGTATGGTCGGCTATGCTACTTTCTTCTTGTTAAACTGTGCCCGATCCTTCACATTTGCTGCAAAGTGTTTGAGTGTCTGCAAGACCTGAGCCTGTACATGTTTCGCAGACGTTGCCAGATTTTTCAGTTTGGGTTTCATCTTCTTGTGTGGTTACTTCTTCCATAGGTTTCTTTCTAAAGGGATTCATATCCTTAGTCGCTATTTAGGAAAACTGCTCTATATTCGGTGTCTACTGCTGCTTGCAGTGCGTGTCCGATTTGAGCGAGGGTTGCTGCCATTACTGTTCCTGCTCCTGCAACTGCTCCCGGTACTGCTATTCCTAGACCTACTCCGATTGTTCCGGCTGCTAAGAGTGAGCAGACTCCGTATGTTTGTACCCATGCGAAGTTGTTTGCTGGGATTGCGTAAGGTGCTACTCCGACGAACATACCTGTTGCTGTCGTTGGGAAAACAACTGCTCCGTTGTATGGGTTTGCAATTAAGCAGGCTTCGCTAGAAGTTGTCAGGGCGACTTTGATTGGATCATATAACCTCACTGTCATAACCCCTGCTGATGCGACTGCTGCGTGGGATTTGATTCTGTAGGTGTGTCCTTCTCCTGTTACGTCGTTTATAACGAGGAAGCCTTCGGCATATTGATTTGCTGTTGCTGCTGTTGCTCCGAGAGTTAATGTTGCTACGAATGCTCCTAATGCTGCTGCTGCTTCAGCTGCGACGTTTTGATGATTAGGAACGATAGCAGGTGCTTGAAGTGTGAGTCCTGCGTTTGTTATCGCTGTTGCTCCGATTTTCAAATATCGAAACTTTCTACCATCTTTGGCTATGCCTCGTGCTCCGAGATCATGCTGTTGGATTGTACTTGGTGTTAGTACGTCTGTTGCGTCGTGTAATTGTATTGTTCCTGTAAACATATTATTTTTTTAGGCAGTGGTGATGCCTGTTAACCTCCCATGTCTTCTTGGCTGACTCGTTGTCAAGTTTCCTAGTACATATAAGTATGCCACTTCGCCGAACTGATTGAAAGAGTCTTTCCATCCGCTCCATTGTACACCACTATCGCTGGTTGGTGCTTCGTTGTAGGTTGAGTCAACGTCGTTTCCGAGAGAGATGGATTTCAAATCGTCAGACTGTGCTCCGTACCATTGTAGGTAGTTTTCGTTTAATGCCCACAGCGTTCCGACTGTTGCTTTTTCGTCTTTGACGATTGGGATTCCACGGTGTATTAGTGAAACGAATCCGTATGATCCGCCAAGTGTTGCTCCGCTCATTACGCCTCTGGATTTTCTGGTAACTTTTGGATAGCCGTTTGCGTCGTAGTTTGCCTGTACGATTGAGGAGATCATTAACTTTTCGCAAAGATCCCATGTGGTTTCGTCAGTTATATAGATAGTTGGTTGCTGTCTGGATGCTGATCCGCCTGCTACTGCACTTGTAAGTGTTGCTGTTTTCAAAAGAGTTAGCGTTCCTGACGATGCTGTTCTTGTTCCGTTAAGAGTTGAATAGGTTGTTCTTGAAAGTCCGCCGATAGTTGATGCTGATGTTCCGTCGTCTGCTAATGCGTCAAGACCTAAGAAGTCTTTGCTTCCGTTTCCTGTTCCATCAAGGTAGAACATTGATCCGATGTCGTCCATTGCGTCCATGAAGGTTGATGCTGTTTCCTGTTTAATAAGGTTGAGGATTGCTGCTTCGCCTCGGTTTACTACTTTGTCTAAGCCGGGGATAGCGATTGGAATGTTGTATGCTCTCAAATCGTACTCAAGAGTAACTCTTGTGTCGACAGTTCCTGTGTTGTGAGCGTCAAGTCCTGAGAATGAGCGTCCTTGTGTGTTCTTGGAGATTTTGATTGGCTGCTTGATGGTTGTTCCTTCCCATGCTTCTCCTGTTCCCATAAAACGGAAGGTTGCGAAGTTATCTACTAAGAAGTTGTCGACGTTCTTTGGAAGGATTACGTCTTGGGTTATTGATGTTACTCTGTTTGAAAATGTCATAGTGTTTTAAGCAAAAAAAAGCCGACCCCAGCTAGTGCTGTGTCGGGTTCTTATTGACCTCTGTAAATACTGTACAGTAAAAGAAATGTCGCTGTCAATAGGGAATGTTGAGGCTGATTTTATTTTCTTACATTTCTCCTACACTTTTCCGGGGTTTGTTTTTACCTGCTATATATAGTGTTCCTAGTATGACTTAGGAACTTTATTTATCGAGTGGCTTTTCCCACTCAATGTCGATTTATCGACGCAAAATAAGCAGGCTATGAGAAAATCATTTCCCCTGCTTTTTTTATGCCTTATTGTTTGATCAGTTGCTAATCCCTTAGTTCGTCGGTGCTACACTTGGTGCTGCTGTTTTCACCGGGACGAATACTTTCTTCGTCGGTGCGACTGATGCACTTGGGCTTGCTGTTATTGCTGGCGATGGTGTCACCTTCTCAGCTACTGGGACTTGCTGTATCACCACTCTCTCCTGTCCTGCTAACTGGAAAGCGAGTACGCTTAGTGCTAATGATACGACTGCTACTCCTAATGTGACTCCTGTTACTACGTTTTTAACGCTCATATTTTGTTCACCTCCCTTCATCTAAATAGTCCGGCTATTTTAGACATTACGCCTCCGGGTTGTGGCTGCTCCGTCGGAGTACCTGTACCTTGTGGCGTCGCGGTTGGTGTCGCTGTTGGTTGATCGCCTTCTGTTTGAGGCGGTATTCCTGTTTCTCCTTGCTGTGGAGGAAGTCCGGGACGTTGTTCGCTCATTCCCATCTGGTCTTTTAATGATTGGACTTCAGCTTTTATGTGGGCTAGGTGGAGCTGTTGGGCTTCTGGTGGCAAGGCTTGAAACTCTGGAGCTTCTATGAATGCTTGGTGAGTTGCTATGTGCTCTTTGGTCGGGTTTTGTTGTGGCGGTACGTTTTGACCGCTATTTAATAGTTGGATCTCTTGTGTTGCTGATGGATCGGGTGCTCCTGATCCCATGCCGTCTATCTTTAGGACCTCGGCTATATAGCGGTCTGGCATCACTCTGTAGTAGAGTAATCGCTTTGCTTTTTCTTTGGGGTTTTCCCATCCCATACCTTCGGCTATGGTCAGTGGATCAAGAATTGGCATGAGCTGGACGGTTTCGTCTTTCTTTGCCATTTTGTCTTCCGGCAGTACACTTCCTGATTTGACTCGTATTTTTATATTGGGTTCTATCTGTTGGTTTGAGAACTCTGTAAATGAGGTACTTCCTTCTGGGCTATCAAACCTTTGTAGTTGAGGCAAATCGTACATTACTTTTGCCATTTGTACCATGCCTTTGTATAAACGATCTGCCCCATCCTCCATTGCGGTTGCCAGAGTTGCTATCCTACTTGCATCGCCACGTTGCGAGAGGACGTCTTGTCCCAGCGTCTTGCTCTTGGTTACTTCGCCTCTTACTGCTCCGTGGGTTGAGAAAATATTATCTATTTCGTTTCGAGCGTCTACTTTGTCATCCATAACATAGGGAGGGAGGATGTTTATCGGTAGTCTTGTTGCTGCCATCCTTACGTCGCCTTTTACCATGAGCTTTTCGCCGGGATCTCCTAACAGCTTGGCTACCTCGGTACTTTTTATCATGTCGGAGTTGAGTACCATTCCGGCGTTTGCTTGATCTGCGTTTTCTACAATCTGTCTTCCTCTTTTATCCAGTACCTTTTGGAGTTCGGCTGCTTGTTCTGTCAGGGATGTGTCGTCCATTACCCATCTGCCTATGTTTAGGAAGCTGTAGATGATGTAAGGCTTTTTTGGTTTATCAAAGAAGTTTAGCGGTTGTGTTCTGCCTGTTTGGTCTTGCTCCATCTCGTCGTAGTTGAAGTTTGGGTTTTTCATTGCTCCTAGCACCAAGTCTTGCAGTTTCCACGCTACGGCTGATTGCTGTTTGCCTTTTTTATCGTGGTAGTCGAACCATACCTCTAAGTATCCGAGTCTTGTGTTAGTTACTGCTACTCCGGCTTGTCCTCCCATCCTTCTGTAGATTTCGTCCTTCTTCTCTGGGTATTGGTAGCATAACTCGTCGGTTGTGGCGGTTAGGTACTCTCCAATTAGCGGTATGTTGTCTTGATCTTGTGCTCCGGCGTCTATAACTACTCTTTGCGGACGTTTTACTTCGACTGCTATATCGCCGAATCTTGTTCCATCTTCTTGTAATTGTCCGATGCTCGTATCCCATCGGTATTTCATCACTGCGTTGCGGTAACCTATTAGTAAGTGCCTTGCTATCATATGGAACTTCCCTAAAAGGTACAAATCCTCGTATTTTCCCATGAGCCACTTTTCTATGTTTCGTGCCAGTTCTCGTGAGGCTTCGGTGTCGTATGCTTCCGTTACGGTTGGCTGTGGTGCTTTCGCTACCGCTAAGGGGATCAGCGTTTCTATCGAGGTAAAAATGCGATTGTCTTTGTATGGCACTTGGAAGTCGTGTAGTTTGCTTGAGTCAAAGTATGTTCCTAGCCAGAACTTTTCGTTTTCGTCCCGGACTTTATCGAGGTCTATTTCTTTGTTCCAGAAGGCTTCGGATGCTTCGACTCGGTTTCCTATCGCTCGTGCTATATCCTCATCGGACATTCCTAGTGAGAGGGCGTCGTTTTGTAATAGCTCGCCTTCCTGACGCTCGTCGCTTATCCCGGTTAGTGATGTCATCATTCCGTTGCTCATATTAGGTTACTCTGAATATAATATTGCATTTTTTGCAGAGGTGATCTGTCGGCTGTTCGCAGTCGGCGATGTTCATTGCTCCGTCAAAGATGGCGTTTGGGAGGTTGTAGTATTGAAAAACTAAACTTCCGCAGTTGTGGCATCGCCAGTTCATGACCGTTGGCGTTTTTTGTTTACTTAGGTAAATGGTAAAGACTTGCTTTTGCAGTGCGTTTTGGGTGTGGGTGTCTTTCCAATCTTGTGTACGGTGGAAACCATTTGGGATAGTGTCGTTCATAGTATTACTTTCAGTTTGGCATAAAAGATGGGCTTTGTACAAGTATCATCTGTACTCCCAGCCTTTACTCTTGGGTCTTTGAATGGATTCTTTTATTTGATCGAGGGATATCGGCGGTGCTGCCGTGTTATCTGAGTTTACTATAATAGTATCTGGGTAGCGGTTGCCGGGTGCGTTTGGTTTTACGACGCCTGCTGAGGTTAGTACCTTTGTTTGTGCTGCTCTCATTAAGACTGTTGCGTGAGCGTAATGGTCGGGTCTGCCTTCCGGCGTTATCCAGACGGCTTTTTTTATACCCTTCTCTGATTCGGCGACGCTTCGGTACATGTTTTCCCAGTGTTGTGGATATTGCAGGTTTTCGAGGTCTGTTAGTGAGAAGTTGAACAGCATGTCTTGACTGTTTATGTCTGCTACTACTGCGTCTATTATCTTCGTTCTGTCGGTCTTTACTATTCCGTAGTCGTTTTGTGTTTCGCCGAATCTTATAATGCCTACTTGCTTCCTGTCTTCTTCGTAGTAATGCATGAATACCTTTCCTCTGTATTTTTCTACGAGCTTCTTTGCTGGTGTTGGGTATGGGTTGGCGTCTATTACCATTACTGCGTCAAATCTGTTTCTGAGGTTTTCTATAAACTGCCAGTCTTCGGTTTGTCCTATCATGAAGATTCCGTATTTATTTCCTACGACGTAGTGTTTTACTATGCCGTTATCTACTCCTATTGCCACGTCCGTTCGGGGATTTATGGTGGGGTAGAGGCATTTGACTATGCTTTCTCTGGTTACTACAAAGTCTTTATTTAGGTGAGCTTCTCCTAGTGTAAAGTTGTAGAAGACGCTTTGGTCGCCTTGTGAGTCTTCTATAATCTTGCTTGCTGGTATCCATGCTGCCATTAGTTGGTTGATCCAGTATCCTGAGATGTTTCGTCCCAGATATTTCTTTACCCACTTGCCGTCTATCCGTGTGTCATCGCTTATGTGCCTCTCGCATTTCTGGCAGACGTATTCTGCGGTTTTGAAGTTTATGTTTTCTGGAAACTTTAGGTATTGCCAGAAGTTGCAGTGTTCGCATTTGATCATCCAGTGTTTTTGGTCGCTTATCTGCCAGTCTTCATCAACGCCGTATCCAGGGATTGATGGATTTGAAAACTTCCACCACCATCCTAAATCGGGGCGGTCTAATGCTGCGGCGTCTAGTCTGGTCTTGTAAGTCCTTACTGCTTTCTGATTGCTTCGGTCTAGCTCGTCGTTTATTAGTATGTGAGCTGAAATAGAGATACCTGACGCCTCGTCCCAGCTTGACCTAAAATATACGAATCTGTCGCCTATCTTTTTCAGTCCTGTTGAGTCGACGTCGCCTACCATTTCTCCGAAGATGGGATTGCTACTTATTAGTGGGTTTACTTTCGGCGTGACGAAGTCTTTAATAATCGGCTTCGACGGGAGTGTATAAATGACGTTTGCCCCGACGTAGTTCGCAAGATGGAAGCTCCTGATAATGGCTGCTGTTGAGAAGCCGATCTGTCCGCATTTCTTTGCCACGAGTCGTGGACTGTTATCCATGTAGAAGTCGACGAGAAACTTGTGTCTTTTGAAGGTGATCGGGATGCCGTTTTCATTTACGATTTTGTTTTGTAACACAAAAGCTGCTGCGTTGAATGTCTGGGCGGTTTGTAAGTCCATTTCATTTTCCGAATATCTTGTCTATCATACTTCGCTGTCGATTCCCATCTGCCACTTGTGCTACGCTACCTTGTGATGGTTCAGTTTCTTTTACTTCTACTAGTGGGTGCTGCTGTTCTGGTGTTTGATTGGCTGTCCTTTCGTCGTAGGCGGTAACGATGTACTCCGGGTTGTCTTCTCTTGTGTGCGGATCTTGCCTGGTCACTATAAATGGTACGCCTTTCAGCTCTTTGTAGAAGTTCCTTTGAAACTGTCTTATTGGTATTGATTTCATATTTTGAGCAAGATTCAGGAGTCGAACCTGAAACTATCCACGGATGTGAATCGTGTTGAGTTGCCGTTACACTAATCTTGCAAATGTACGGGCGTCATTCTTCGCTATTAATCATACCATATTTTTAACTCTGGCACGACATCGTGAGGCAATAAATAACATATATCCGTACATACCTTTATTTTACCACGTTATGCTCCTACTCGTATGTTAAGAAAACCACCTGCTGATAAAAGCAAAGCGACGATTATTAAAATAACGCCGACGATTCGTTGTGTGGTTACGGTGTAAGTTCTTGTTACTATTAAAATGCCGAATAGTAAGATCAGTATTGCGTTTGTATTTAGTGTCATTGTTCCTCCCCTCCTTTCTTTCGTTGGATGACCATTTTAGTAAGAGGTAGGTGAGTACGAGCAAAAGCAAGAATCCACTTCCCATGCTTCTATTGTACTGCTTTGGGAGTGTTGTTGCTATGCTGTGTTGTCGCCGAGTTGTGCGACGATGCTTAGGAGAAGTGCGGTTGCTGATGCTCCCACCGTGTGTGGTTGGAAGTTGGAGAATATGTTTGTTATGTCCATAAGGAAGTTAATCATCATGAGAAAAAGTCCTATTGTGAAGAAGAGGCTTGTTAGTTTTAGTTTTCTTTTTGGTTTGTGTAATTCCATTGGTTCACCTCCCTTCGGGTCATGAATCTACTGTACCGCCTTGCCATTCGTCATGTCAATATCTGGTTTCGGGTCTTCCCACTCATCAAAGCCGTAGGTGTCCATGTTTTCGGCGAGCATTGTATGGGCTAGCATAAATGCTACAGGAACTTTGTAAGATTTGCCACCTTCAACGGTAACCTTTCTGTGGAGTCCGTTGCGGGCGATCAGGTCTTTTAGGTACGCCTCGGTCTTCTCGTCGTATTCGAGTGCGTGAGTTTTAAACTGACAAGTGCAATTAAGAATCAGCATGGCTATTGTTGTTTCGTGCTTCCGGCTGGTTGGGTTAAGATCAAAGCGTCGCCGTTCCGTCTGTGGATATCGTCTTTTAGGTTGCTTCTTCTTTGGCTGTGTTGGTTTACTAACATACTTTGTCTTCTTCTTTTTACACCGTTTGCATTTTGTCGGGTCTTTCGCCTGATGGATGCACATTTACTGTTATTCTACCAGACTTCTCGCTCATCGTTTATTGATGAAGTAGTGAAATGTAGTGATCATTTACTCTCCTTGTCTGATAAAAGTTCATATAAATCTTTTTTTGATATATAACCTCCAACTATATGATCTTCATCTTCAAAAAACTTTCTTGGTAGAATACTTAATAAGTCTTTCAGTCTTTCCTCCCTAGTCTTTTCTGCTATGGCTTCAAGTTCTTGCTTGAGAAAATCAGCCTGCACATCCTGTAAGCATATGCAAAAATCTCCTCTATCACACATATTGTCATAGTGCTTTATTTCCTTTCTGGCTAAATCGTTGAATCTCTTGATACTCTCAGCTATTAGATCATTCATCTTGTCCTTTCTCCTTGTCTGAGTACTTCTCTTTAAGCCTTTTTGCTTCGTCTACCAATTGCTCTATTGCTTCCATAGGATTGTTAAACTGTTTATCAAATGCTTGCTCTTCTTTAGTTAGTTTTTTCATAGTTAGTCCCTTTTAGCGTCCCACCCCTCAAGTATAGACATAGTGTTGTCAACCCAACTACCAACCATTTGTCCTGCAATATAATTATGTTGGTCATACCAGTTTTGTCCTTCATCTACAGTTTTAAACTCTGGCTTATCAGTCTTTGAAAAAGAAAAGTATGCCCGTGTTAAAGTACGTTCTAGTTCTTTTCTTATTTCTTTTAGTGCCTCGGTTTTCTGTTCTTGTCTAGTTAGTTTTTTCATGGTTAATCCTTTCTATTTTAATGATCTTGCCGTTCTTATCAACTGTCCATATTTCATGATGAGGAACAATACCTTTTGAAACTAACCTTTTCCCCTTATACCTAAGCTCAG